GCGGAACCCTCGTTTTTGACGGGGGCCGCGTCGAAACCACTCAAGGCAACTTCTTCCTCGAAGCTACGCTCGGATGATTCCGTCTCGTACAGTTCCTTATGCTCGTCTTCATACTTAGCATACTCCATGCCAAAGAGAGCATTCAGACCCGGCAAGAGTTCTTTCAGCATTTGCGCTCTTGAAATAGCCATTGCTCAAATACCTCCTATATGCCGGTCGTATCTTGCCATTGATGAGAAGCGCAGGAGTCGCCGGTAGCGTCTCCACCAGAATTGAACTTGCAGAGAACATCCGTGTAGGTGTCCCCGACAGAACTATTCGGGCCATCAACAAAGCCAATGATAAGAACAGGTAAGGTCTTAGTCGTCGCTATCGTAGAAGAATCGATAGCATTCTTACTATGACCAATTGAAGTTGAACCAGCCGTTTGAACAACCGCGACATTGTTACCAAGAGCAGTTTGAGCGAGAGTTGCATCTCCCTGCGCCTGAAAAACAACATTCGGGTCATCAACGACATACGCTTTGATATCAGTTGCAGTCGTGGAGGCTGTCCACATCTGAGAGTATGTCGGCTGATTTGAATTGGGATCAGTATAACTGCACCCAACAAAAATCCCCACGGGAGTCATAGTCGTCGTGCCGGTGTCTTTTTCAACAGTACCAGCCGCGACAACTTTGACCACATCCCCGTAGAAGATAGAGGTTCCATATGAATTAGTCACCTTCATGTGGCGAATTGAATTACTCCAACTTCCACCACCAAGAAGACCAACTGGACGGAACCCGTGTGGCGTTGCGCTTGTTGCCATATCGTTTTCCTCTTAAAGGATTGAGTTAAAACCAAACAGGAGTATTACTTGGGTTTCATACCCCCGCCGAAGGACACCTGTGTGCGAGACTCATTGAGTTTCGGCATACGAGGATCGTTGTCCCTCATAAAGTTTTGATCGACAGATTCCGTTTGTCTCCTTGCCAACTCGGCATAATACGCCTGCCTACCGCGAACATTTTCTATGCTTGTTTTGCACAAAAGAAGACCGCCAACCTCAACATTGCCCTCAAAGGTAGTTCCCCTATCAGAGGCAATCATTAATTCTGGATGGTCTTCTGCTCGCACCGGCTCCCACCCTTCACGAAAACGCTTGGATACGTTTACCGCATCCTGCGTCCCCATTGTGGATGTTCTGATCCACCGAAAGACATAACCGTCTTGCGGCTGTGGATCAGGTAGAACCTGGGGTGGCTCCCATGCTTTCGCTCTCTCGGAAGACTCACGGGTTTCTGTGTTTCTTGGTTTGCGCTCAGTTGCCTTAGTTTCAGCCATTGGTCATCTCCTTCACAACTTGTGCTGCATACTGTTGTGGCGTAACTCCCAGTTTCTTGGCGAGGGAAATCTGGGATGCAGTCAACTCCACTCTGCGCGTTGCTGCACCACCCCTTTTAGCTGGTGCGACAACGGAGGTTCTTCGAGAAGATGGAGTATCACTGCCATGATTAGTCTTCTCGAAATATTTGGGAAATACTTCCCTTAAAGATTTGTCAATCGTTTCATAATAAGATGGGTCGGTCCTCGGATCGACACCGTTACCCAGTAACTTCTGGTGCAATCCAACAGCATATCCACTTACTTCTTCGTAACCGGGCTGCTGAAACCAGGGATTCTGCTTAACCCACTGAACCGCCCGTGCATCTGGAGGCGGCGCGGGCGCGTATTGTTGAGGCTGCTGCGGAACCTGCTGAGGAACTTCATCGGGTAGCGGGGCAGCGTATATATATTGCTGCTTCTCTGCATGTAACCGCGACAGATTTGACTGTGCATCCACAATCGCGTCCGCGTCACCAGTCTCATATGCCTCGCGATATCTTTGCTTGGCTGTATCAATTTCAGCATCTGTCTTCGCAGAAACCTGATCATAAAGAAGTTTTCTTTGATCCGATAACTGCTGCCTTAAATTTTCATTATCCCCTTGAACCGACTGGGCATATTTAACCGCCTCGGCATTTTCACGAACGGTTTTTTCCTTTGCCCTGCGTTCCTCATTCCATTCATAGCGTAATTTATCTATACGCTTCTGAATGCGCGGTGAGAGGTCTGGAATTTCTTCTTCGTCCTTGGTGGCACCCGCATCCCTCTTTGGGCGACCAGCATCTTCGGATGGTGTGTCATCAACAACAACAACCTCAAGATCGTCTTCGGCTGCTTCCTGAACGGCTACCGCCTGTCCCAATTCTTCACCCAAATCTTCTCTTTCCTCTATTATCATACCCTTACCCACCCTTTCGGCTCGGTAGTGCTGGCGCGGATGGCATCGTCATGTATGAGACTAAACGCTTGGAGATGCCCATCTTTTTGATAAGTGTGACGCTCACCTGAGTAGCGCTTTATCACTATCCAATCCCCCTTCTTGACATAAGCACCAGAGGGAAATTTGATTTTATCTTGATAGGCATCGGGGCCAAAATCCAAAACCAACGCAGTCTCGCTGGCGGCTTGCTCCCTGTCTCTTACGGTATCTGGCATATAAACACCACCATCCGTCTTTTCCCTTGATTCGGGTATGGCAACTAAAACTTGATACCCAAGAGGCCGAATAGGAAGTCGAGATGACTCCCTATACTCATCGAGATCAACAACAGATTCTTTAACCACTATCTTCTCCTGCACGTTTTTTAACTGAAAGTCGGGGATTTAACGGTTCCCCTGCACGCGATTAAGATATCGCGGATACCTGCATGTTCATGTGTTTCACATGAAACAAGATTTAGTCTTCTTCGTTTTCCATTCTGGCTTTGGCTTCGAGCAAATCCAGAAGCTCCCGCTCCGCAAGCGCCAAACCCTCTATGACGCCAACCATTTTTCTGTATTCCTCAAAACTGTGCGCGCCACCACCCGAAACGACATCCGCCATCTCATTCATCTGGTTCCGCAGCGCGCGGCGGTAAACAGCAACTAAGGATTCTTCAGCCAATGTTTATTTCCCCTTCTGTTCAGAAAAGTCTCCTTCACCCCATTCCACGAGAGACCGCGCCGCGTCTGCCGCAAGTTTTGCTTTTTCTAGCGTTATTTTTTCTAAATTAGTTGCTTCTTTCATCCCAGCATCACGTTGTGACTTAGCAATATCAACACCAAGTTTAGCGCCTTCAAGTTCGGCGTTTGTTGCAATTCTGTGCTGCTCAATTTCCTGATTAGATGTAGCTTTTGCCGCATCAAGAGCTAGTTTTGCTCTATCTGTTTCGGCTTTAAGTCTCATCCTCGCCTGATCGGTCTGGGCTTTGCGTTGAATATCCTGCTCCTGCAACTGCAATTCCTTCTGCTGCATCTGGATAATCGGGTCTTGAGCCTGTTGCTGTATCTTCTGCTGCTGCGCCTCAGCGATATCCTGATTGAGCAATCTTTCTGCCGCCTCGGCAATGAGACCAGACAACTGAAATTCAACATCTTCAGGTAACGGCTGATCCAGCGGCGGTAATTCAACGCCCAACTGCTTCTCGATTTCGCGGCGATACTTGAAGCCCAGATGTTCTTGGACATGCGCCGCCATCGAGGCGGATATGGTCGTCGCCATCGGAGACTTCGATACAAGCTGCTTGATTTTCGGGTCTTCAAGAGCAGCCATATGAACCCTGATATGAGCCTCATGGTCTTGAAAAATGAATGCCTTGAGAGGTTTGCTGTTTAAGACATCCATATTCTCACTAACAGGATCACGCGGCTTATGATCTTCCGACATGGGAATTATTTTATCCGCGTCCTGTATACCGAGAACATTCAGCATCTGCCGATGAAGTTCTGGCAGGTCATACATCTGCGGAGCAGACTGCGAAAGTTGGAGCGCCGCCTGATATTGCATGATCCTCTGTGACATTGTTGCCGCATTCGGATCACTGACGGGGATAACATCAACCTTATTGTTGAAATCTTCCGCCTTTATAGCCCGCGAATCAGAATCCACATCATATTCATAACGCTCAGGAGCATAATCCCTGACAATATCAGAAATAAGAATAAATTCACGCCGCATGGCCTCGTGTAATCTCGCCTGAATCGCACTCATAACTTTCATCGAGCGTTCAATCAGAGCAAGCGTTGTCCCAACCGGCGCATCTTGCTTCATATCAGCAAGTTTTAAATCGGTAACGGAAGCAAACCTTCTACCCTCCTCGACAATCTCCCCAAGCAGAGAATGAAGAACATTGCTAGGCTCTTTATATGGTAAAAATGTAATATTATCCTTTATGGCCCCGCCAGGAACATCAACATCCCTGAACTCGCCCGGTGAAATTGGAGAATCGTCCCCCTTGATCCTCAATCCCCTCGCTTTCAAGCCGCCCGGTAAATTAGCGAGCGTCCCCGCGTCAACCAACTGCCTCAGCAGTGAGGTCGCGGACTTAGCGATACCGCCTATGAGATGAATTAATCCAAAACCGTAAAACCCCAGACCGGGCATATATTGATAATGTACAAAATGTAGACGCTTCGCGCGCGCATCATCATCCTCGTGCCAATTTCTTCTGATAGAGAGGACTTCCTGCGAACCCTTCGCTATCGTGACGACATACGGAAGGGCGATACCCGTTTTTTCACCGCTGCTATCCGTATCTTCAAACCCCTCCAAATCGAGATCGGCATGAATTTCATATAAAACATATCTATCATCATTCTCGTATGAGGGGGTCTCCCCCTCCAACTCGTTGTATTTTTCCTGAATCTCGGAATAATCAGGAGAATCCTTTTGCAGTTCTACATCGCGGTAAAATCCTGCAACTTGCAGTTTGCGGATGTCGTTTTCCGACTTCCGCATGATATGTGTATAACGGCTTGCGGTTTGAAGGTCCGATGCCCCATAGGAAACAACAAAATCTTCAGCAGGAACAAAATGGGCACAAACACGCCCCATATTCGGATCATAATAAACTTTTTTGAAGGAAGAACCCGCCAGGGGCAGTGAAAAAAGCATCTGCTCCGTTTCAGGGCGGTACTCTGTCATCTTCTCAGTGAGAAGATAGTTCATATGATTCTGGATACGCTGCGCCTGCTTTTCCTTCTCGTCCGTTATTTCCCCGACAATCTTTGTCTTAACAGGGCCACCGGCAGGAAAAATTTCCATTATCGCCTGGGCCTGAAACCTGACAACAGCCTCT